GGGCTTGGATTTCTCGCCATTTGGCTGATTTGGACAGTCCCGCCGCCAATCCTAATTCAGACGATTATCCTAGTGCTGGTGTAGTGGCACATCTACTATGGGGCTCAGGCCCGTCAAAGCGTGCCGCACAGAGAACCTTGCGCTATGCAGAAGGTGTAGTTGCTAGACTAGAAGAGGAAAATGAAGGCCGAGCGAAAGGCGAAGCATTGGCTAAGTTAGAAACTCGTGTTACCCCAATTGAGTTTGAGGTGCGTGAGGGTGAAAACGGCATGACCTTTGAGGGCTATGCGGCAGTATTCAATACTCCGTCTGAGCCCCTGCCGTTTATTGAAAGAATTGCCCCAGGAGCGTTCAAGCGTTCTATCGAGGCACGCAACGACATCAAGTTGCTTTGGAATCACGACACAGGAACCGTGCTCGGTTCTTCCCGTGCAGGAACTCTTAGCTTGATTGAAGACGAGCGTGGTCTCAAGGTCAGGGCAGACCTACCAAACACAACAGCAGGGCGTGATGCAGCAGAACTGCTGCGCCGTGGAGATGTTGATTCAATGAGCTTTGGCTTCAGCGTGCCTACAGGCGGAGACGAGTGGAGCGCAGACGGCTCTGAGCGCACACTCCGTTCGGTCAGGCTACACGAAGTCTCAATCGTTGCTTTCCCTGCTTACACAAGCACGGCAGGCACAACCTCCGTCAGGGGCATTGACAAGATTGCTGAAAGGGCTGAGGTTGACCCCGAAGCTCTAGCAGATGCAATGCTAAAGCTTGAAGAGGGTAAGGAATTGTCTGAAGATGAAGGAAGACTTTTGAATCAGGCAATTGCATCTAATACAATCACCTCAGAGTCCGAAGAGCCCGAGGGTGACTTGGCTATGCTACAACTGAAGAAGTTGAAGTATTCGTTACTAATGAATGGAAACAAATAATGGCAACTAAGGCAGATATCAAGAAGGCTATTCTTGCTGTTGCTGGCAACCCTGAGTCAGGCCCAATTGCTCAGCTAGCAGACGCAATGGCAGAAGCAGTTGTTGGCCTAGACGCACCCGTGCCCTTCAAGCCAAACGCCAGAGATGGCGATGGCGATGGCAAAGTCCAAGACGGCACACCCTTCGAAAGGCCAGCTAAAGAAAACCGTGTAACCAAGCCAGAGGAAAAGCGCTAACGCTCTCTGCCAAGCAACGGTTCCCCCGCAGTCTTACTCTTTCTACTGCGGGGGTTTTCTTTTGTCTGGGACACCTCCTGTAAAATTTACATATCGGATGTGAGTCAGCTCTGCCGTGTTCAGTTAGCGTCAACGCAACTGGTAATTGTAAAAACAACTATTAGGAGACTATTCAATGTCTGAGTTCATCAAGACTCAGCAGGAAGTCCGTGCAAACCTCACTGAGCAGATTCGTGACGTAATCGAATCAGCAGAGAACGAGGGCCGTGGACTAGACGCTGCTGAGCTGGAGAAGATTGACCGCATCGAGGGCGACATTCGCCGTGCAGATGAGGCAATCGCTGTTGCTCAGCGCAACGAAGAGCGTGCAGTAGAGGCATCCGCCGCTGCTAAGGGCTTTGTCGTAGCTGAGGCACCACAGGAGCGTTCCGCTTCTGACATCCTGCGTGAAATCGCAGCTACCCGTGGAAAGCACACTTTCGAGCGCCGCACCATGGTTCCATCCACCGACACCGTACCAAAGTCGTTCTTCGACCAGGTATTTGACGTTGCACGTCTAGTCGGCCCAATGCTGGATGTTGGTCAGCGCATCAACACCACCTCTGGTGAGGACATCACCATCCCAACCCTAACTGCCTACAGCACCGCAACCCTAAAGGCTGCTGGTTCCGCTCTGGCAGAGTCCGAGCCTACCTACTCAAGCATCACTCTTGGTGCCTACAAGTACGGTCTGCTCATCCCAGTCTCGAACGAGCTCATTGCTGACGCTGGCTTTGACATTTCTGCACACCTTGCAGAGCAGGCTGGTAACGGACTTGGCTTCGCTGTAAACACAGCTCTTACCACTGGAAGTGGCTCTGACCAGCCAAACGGTGTAAAGAATGCCGCAGGTTCGGGTGTCACTGGTGGAACTGCTGTCTCTGGTGCATTCACCGCTGACAACCTGATTGACCTTCAGTACACCCTTGACGGCGCAGCTCGTCGTCTCCCAGGTGTTGCTTACATGGCTGCTGGTGCAACTATCGGCGCAATGCGTAAGCTCAAGGACGACGCAGGTCAGTACCTATACCAGGTAAACGTTGGACAGCCTGACAGCTTCGCTGGCTACAACGTTATCGAGAACCCAGGAATGGCCGCTATCGGAACTGGTGCCAAGTCGGTACTGTTCGGACATATGCCTTCCTACCAGGTTCGCGTCGCAGGTGGCGTACAGGTTGCAACTTCGACCGACTACGCATTCAACACCGACAGCACCGTATTCCGTGTGCTAATGCGTGTTGATGGTGACTTGACTCACGCAAGCCACATCAAGTACTTCATTGGAAACGCTGCTTAGTTTTCACTGAAATAGACCGAGGCCCCCGCAGATTACTAGGTTGCTGCGGGGGTTTCGCTTTGCTAGGGTAGAGCTATGTCAAAACCTAGACTTCGTGGCGGAATAGCCTTAGCCTCTAACACTCCTGGGATGCCAACTGGCTACGGGAACCAAGCTGCAATGTTGGCCGATCGTATGATTCGGTCGGGTATTGAATTTGCAGCTCTTTCTAATTACGGCTTAGAGGGCAGGCAAAGCACCCTCAAAATCGCGGGCAAAGAGGTTCTGCACTATCCCCGCGGGCTTACTCATTATTCAGACGACGTAATACCGACTTGGTATAACGACTTTGCTTCCAAACACCCAGATATCAAGACAGTTCTAATGACGCTGTATGACGTTTGGGTTTACAACAAAATGGACTTTGACGGTCCTATCGTTTCTTGGGTTCCGCTTGATCACATCACCCCACCGCCTGCCGTTATGCAGTTCTTACAGAAAAAGAATGTGACGGCAATAACAATGTCACCGCACGGGCAGGAGCAGCTAGAGTCAGTCGGTATCGCTTCGACTTACATTCCGCACGGTATTGACACGAAGATTTACAAACCCACGCCAGACATAAACGGGATAGCAACTAGGGAGTTTATGGGCGTTGCGGAGGATACATTTCTGGTCGGTATAGTTGCTGCGAATAAAGCTAACGGGAGTATCCACCGGAAGGCCTTTGCAGAAAATCTGCTTGCATTCGCGACCTTCCATAAGAAGTATCCTAATTCTCAGTTGTACATCCACTCTGAGCCGTCTAGGGCCTATGGCGGGTTTGAGCTGGCTGGGGTTCTAAGGGCGGTGGGCTTAGACAAGAGCGCAGTTTTGCTCCCCGATCCTATGACGCTTCGTCAGGGATACCCAGAGAGCCACCTAGCGGCCTTCTACAGCGCTTTTGACGTGTTGGTAAGCACATCATACGGAGAGGGCTTCGGTATCCCTACGGTTGAAGCTCAGGCCTGTGGGACTAGGGTCATTACAAGCAACTTCGCTGCCTCTAAGGATCTGGCCTCAGAAGATAGCTGGAAGATAGACGGACAGCCTCTCTGGGACGAGGCTCAGGGCGCATTCTTCAGCATCCCGTCAATAAACAGAATCACTATGGCGCTTGAGGAGGCCTACAACAGCGAGAGGGGTCACTCAGACAAAGCCGTGGAGTTTGCAAAGCAGTTTGACTTTGATCATCTCTGGCGCGAGAAGTGGCTGCCTTTCCTAACAGAGCTTTTTGTATGAAGATAGCCGCCCTAACCCCGTTCCCGTTCGTACACGCTGAGTTCGGTGGCGGGCAGCGAATAGAAAATCTGCTGCTTTCGGTGGATAACGAAGTACGCGTCTTTGTCGCAAACTTACACGGCGAGGGAACAGGTAGATACAAAAATCTAGACATTAGTTTGCATAAGGTCCCAGAAACTATGCCTGGACCTGAGTATGACATGAATGTAGCCCTAGCCTCAAAAGAAGTTTTTGGTCCGTTGCTGGACGACTACAACCCCGACTTAGTAATCCTCGAACACCCTTGGCAAGTTGAGGCAGTAGGGGGGAGAGCATTCCTCTACGACGCACACAATAACGAAACTCATATGAAGAGTCTTATTTCTAGCCAAGAAGTCGTTGCTATGACACAGGGGCTTGAGGAAAAGGCCCTGAAGGCTAAGCACGTTACCTTTTGTTCACAAAGTGACGAACTTGCGACTGATAGCCCTAAGACCTGGGTTCCCAATGGCACAGAATGGCCAGAAAAAGAAAATGAGTTTGGATATGAAAGCCGGACGCTGCTGTTTGTTGGTAGCGCGCATCCTCCGAACATAGGCGCAGCAATAACCTTGGCGCAGTTAGCCCCTGCCTTGCCAGGCTATGAGATCGTGATTGCAGGTGCCTGTAGTCAAGCCGTACAGACAGACACGCCTAACGTCACTCTGGCGGGCCACGTCAATAAGCCAACTCTGGCCTACCTTATGAGAAACGCTCACGCCTTCATAAATCCGATTGCAGGAGGCTCAGGCACCAGTCTGAAGGTTATTAGCGCCCTCAGCTATGGCCTTCCAGTGATTAGTAGCAAGTTTGGGGCGAGAGGCTACGAGGAAGCTTGCGCGATTGCCACGAACGCTGAGGAAATGCTAAGCGAGATCCAAACACTCAGTTCAATACCCGCTTGGCGAGGTAGGTCTCAGACTGGTCGAGACTTTGCCAGAGAATACTCTTGGGCCAACATCGGGGTAAAGTTCAATGAGGTAATTGAGGGCTTGTTATGAATCAGGATCAAAGACTCGGCTCTTTAGTCGGCTTTTACAAAGAATACTTTGGCGACAAAGCTGAGGCCGTCTGGGACTGCGGAACTAGAGACGGCGACGATGCTTACTACCTAGCCAGCGCCTTAGATGCTGAAACAGTAGTCGCGATTGACGCAAACCCGATAGCTGCCAAACAAACGATAAGAAACTACCCAGACTTTATTGTCTATAACTGCGGTTTGTCGAATTACAACGGCGAATCAGAGTTTACGCAAATAATCTCTGACAGAGAGGACCACGCTGGCTCATCTTCGTTTGTAAACTTCCAGAACTTCCCAGGAGCCACTACAAATGTTATTCAGGTGAAAGTCCGCAGGATGGACGGGATTATCAAAGATGAAATGCCCATTGGATTGGATCTTATGAAGGTTGATTTAGAGGGCTATACCTATGAGTTCTTAGAAGGTATGGGGGAGTATCTATCCTCAGTCAAGGTCTTTCATTTAGAAACTGAGCGCTTTTTCAGACATACTGGACACAAGAACGCCGAACAGGTGAAAATGCTTATGGAAGGCTCACATTTCAAACTGGTGGAAACAAGCTACGAATGGGGACCGCACATAGAAGATCAAATCTGGATAAATACCAAACTGCTGTAAACTTTACATATGGCGATCACCGACGGCTACACGACCCTACAAGAGGTCAAAGACATTCTTCGTATCACAGACTCAGTAGACGATTCTCTACTAGAGACTTGTGTTGAGTCTGCATCTCGTCAGATTGACACGCATTGCGAAAGAGTCTTTACCTCCGGCACTGCTACACGCGTATTCGTGCCTAACGACTCTTATGTCACGGAGATTGACGATCTAATCTCTCTCACTAGCCTTAAGACAAGCTCTGACATTGACGGTGTGTACGACATTACTTGGACTGCCACGGATTATCAGCTAGAGCCGCTAAACGGGCGCGCAGGAGGCTCATACACGCCATACACGCACATTCGCGCTGTAGGCGACTATCTGTTCCCAACTGCGAACTTCCCAAGCTCTACAGGCGAAGCAAGCGTTCAGGTAGTCGGAGTATTCGGTTACGGGACTGCCGTGCCAGTTGATATCCGTCAAGCCTGCAACCTTCTTGCCATCCGTCAGTACAAGCGCTACGACAGCCCTCTGGGTGTAGCTGGATACGGCGAGATCGGAATGATTAGAGTTACACGCATAGACCCTGATGTTGAGGCACTACTAGGACCGTATCGCAAAATCAGGATGGCGTAATGGCCTCGATTACAAACATTCGTAATGGCATAGTTACAAACCTAGGCACTATTAGCGGACTCAGGGCTTCGGCAGAGGTGCCGGACAACCCCTCACCGCCTATTGCCATTGTCAATCTGGATTCAGTTGAATACGACGGAGCATTCAACAACGGACTGACTACATACAGCTTCCAAGTAACGCTCATTGTCGGCCGTGCTGCCGAACGAACGATGCAAAGGAAGCTCGATGCCTATAGCGACGTGACAGGCTCTCAGAGCGTGAAAGTTGCGATAGAATCGGATAAGACCCTTTCGGGTGAGGTGTATGACCTGCGCGTTGAACGCTCAAGCTCGATTGGTTCAATCACAATTCAAGATCAA